TCTTTCAAGAGCAATGTTCATACAAGGATTAATAGCGTCCATATATTTCTTTTTTGTTACAAATTGTTTTTCCATAGTTATATAAGTTATTTAAAGTACTTAAATGTTACCATTCTCCGCCTGAATATTGTCCGTCTTCGCTTACTGAAACTTTAAAATCTTTACCATATTTTTTATAAAATGCTTTTGTAATATCTTCACTAATCATTTCGCAACTCATTTCTCCAAATCTAATTATCTCATATTTTGATTTGTATTTTTTCTTCATGAATTGCTTTAAAAAAATTCTTAGTTTAATAAATTCTAGATCGCGATCTGAATGAGATACATTGCATTGAACTTCAATTATAAAATCATGAGCGTGTTCATTTTTAAGAAAACTTACTTCTTTATGAGGACATCCACTCCATTGATGAGTTCCAAGAAAACTATCTCTTATTTTAATTTGCATATTGGCTCTCCACAGTTTCTTTTGTATTATAAACACCATTGTATTGATTTGCTGCATCTGCTTTGAATACTACCATTTGAGCTATTCTAAAACCTTTTTCAAAAGCAATCGAACCACAACCTAAATTATAAATTGATACTCCACCCATTCCTTTAAATCCTGGATCATAAATACCACTTGTACTAAAAATACCTTTACGACTTAAACTAGATCGAATATTAATAATTCCAAATGTATCTTGCATATCAAATTTTTCATTCACTAATACATTTATGAATTCTCCTGGAGCTAATATTATTTCTTCACTTAAAGTGAGATCTATTCCTACTTGTTGAATTTGTTCTTCTGGCTTATCAATATTGTAGATAATTTCTCTTTCGACTACTTCTTTTGGATTTATTTGTGCCATGTTATATTTAACTATTTAAAGTATTTAAATACTTCTACTTTTTATGGATTAGACTCATAAATTCTGATCTCATTGCTGAGTTCTCTTTGAATCTTAATCCTAATTTACTTGTGATTGTACTTGAGTTAGCATCTTCTACTCCTCTACTTTTTACACAATAATGAACACCTTCTACAACTACTGCAATGTCTGATGTACCTAAAATATATTCTAATGCATGGAATATTTGTGCTGTTAATCTTTCTTGAATCTGAGGCCTTCTACTAAGGTATTCAACTACACGATTTAACTTAGATAAGCCTAAAACCTTTTTATTTGGAATGTAAGCAATATGAACTTTACCATCTATTGTAACAAAATGATGTTCACATGCACTCATTGAAGTTATATCTTTTACTATAACCATCTCGTCGTAATCCATTTTATTATCTACTGTAGTGCATTTTGGAAAGTTTTCAGATTTGAGTCCCCAATAGATCTCATGAATGAACATATTTGCAACTCTCTTTGGTGTTTCTATTAAGCTATCATCTCTTAAATCTAAACCTAATGCAACCATAATCTTTTGAAAAGAATCTTTTATTTGTTTAAATTGAAATTCTTCTGGTAAATTCATTTTATTCATTGGTGTCTGAACTCCACATTTAACAAGATATTCGTTTACTTCTTTTCCTAAAATAGGATCACACTTTCTTTTTTCTGTTTTCATACTGCTTGTTTTTTACCCCAAACGACATAATGTTGTCTAAGACAAAATCGCTTATTTAATTTAACACATAGATTCCATACAGTTTTTTGAATATAGTCATCATCTGCCTTATTGAAAGTAGTTAATGGCATTAACATAGTAGCTTGAGAAATCATGTTTTTATTAAGCTTTCCATCTGTGACTACTTTGATATCCATAAAGCTTTTACAATATTTTGGCATTGATTTTATTTCTTTTGGACTAATTGTTACATAATCAAATAAATAATAATCGTCATGTATATTTATATCACCATTTGTTTCAATATGATGTTCTTTAAATGATGTTTGTCTCATTACTTCTTTAATATCTTCTATTTGAAGTGTCGGTTCTCCACCTGTCCAAACTACAATTTTCTTTTTTGATTTATTAATTAAATTTATCATTGATGTAACTGATTTCTTTTTAAAATTTGTATGATATTTAGTATCACAAAAACTGCAATTTCTTGTACAACCACCTAATCTAATAAATAAACAAGGATAACCAGCATACGCTCCTTCGCCTTGGATTGACTCAAATGTTTCAACTACTCTCATTTTGACTCCCATGGGAACTTAATCCACTCTTTAGATAATACTTGCACTATATACGTTGGTTTGTATTTTGTTTGACTTCTTTTGAAAATAGTTGCTGTTTCTACTTCTCCAAAACCTTCTAAGAATTTAACTAATGTGTTTCCACTATCTGAAATATCATCTACAACTAAAAGCTGTTCTGGTTTGTATAATTTTAATGTAGTTGATTCTGTAATTAATTCTAAATTTAACTTATGAGATAATGCGACTGCTAAAGGAAGTCCACCTCTTGGTAGTCCGTATATGTATTTCAAGTCTTTATTTTCTCTAATTTTGAAATATAGATCTTCTACTGCATTGTTAAATTGAGCCCAACTTACATCTAAAACTGGTCTACCTGGATTATTTACCATTTATCTCCACATCTATTTAAACTATCAATAATAATTTCTGCATAAGATGTTGGAGTTTCATATACTCTAATTTTTGAAATAATTGGCAGCTCTTTTGATAATACTTCAAGCATTTTATTAATTGTATTTTCACAAGTTGATACATCAATTTTATAATCATTATGGTCTAAGTTGAAATCTGTATGATCTAAAACATTATTAATATATTCCCCAACTATCTTTTTCATATCTACAAAATTTATTACCATTCCAGTTAATGGATTAACAAATCCTTTTACTTCTATTATTACTTTCATATTGTGACCATGGTGATTTTTATTATTACATTTACCAAAAATTTGCTTATTATCTTCATCACTAATAAATTCATTATGAAGTCTATGTGAATATGCAAAACTAAACTCTTTGCTTACAATTAAAATTAAACCGTTTTGATTTCTTTTAACAAATTCTTCAATTAATTCTAATGGAATGTTATATGGAATTGTTAAAAATTTAATATTTCTTTCAATACAATATTTTTGCTTAGAATATTCTCTTCTTTGATAGTTTTCTAAATTTTCTTGAGCTTTTTTCTGAGAAATATTCCCAAATCTAACTGGAATATAATGTTGTGCACCATTTATTTCAATAATTATATTATTTTTAGGATAATGTATATCAACCCTTAATTTTCTATTTGTTTTTGAATCTCTTAAATTAAAAAAAGTTTCTTCTCTTTTCCCTTTTTCATTAAAATATTTATCAAGAATATTTGAAACTTCTTTTTGTCTTTTAAATCGATCTGAAAATTTAATCTTTTTTTGTTTTTCAGCATATTTTTTACATCTAACTTTATGTTTTAACCAACCATTTTCAGTTTTTAAATATTTTTGATGCCGAGCTTTCCCCATTGAACTTTGTTCGTCTCTTTTTGCTGCAGCTTTGCCTTTTTCAGTTTTTCTATATTTTGCAGAATTTTTTAATTGATTTTCTTTTTGTTCCATGTGTATATGAATTATTTAAAGTACTTAAATGTTTCCATTTAAATCTTTTATCTATTCCACTCCTCCATAAAATTAAATAATTTACATGCCATTATATGAGAACATTCTTTGTTATTTCTATTAAATTGACAAGAACATTTCCAATTGTCGTAATAAGATATATTATGAGTTGTTTTATTATATCCTTCAATTGGTAAACATTTAAACTCAAACTCATTTATTTTTTTAATACAATTTTCATCTAAGAATCTCTTTGCTTTTCCTTTTTGTGATCCTAATAATACTCCTTCTGCCTCATACCAATGACAAACATTCCAATTCTTAAGTTTTTCTGGTTTTAAATATACTTCATTCATACTAATACCCACTTGCCTTTAATTGCTATATAATGATCTGTTCCGTCTAATTTGCTTAAAATTCCACCTATTAAATAAATATGACCAAAATCTGTTTTTAAATTAATTGAATCCTTTAAAGTACACTTATTAAAGTAATTTAAAATCTTCGCTGGTTTTGTTCTTGTTGTTATATTAATTCTCATTGTATCTTAACTCTAATTTTTTTACCAATTAAGCTATTTAATTCGTTTTGTTGATCTATCCAATCATCCTCTGGACTTTGTGATTTTATTTTATTAAATTCACTTATTGTATCATTAATTAACCAGCTTATATTCATTTCGTCTCTAAATTGTCTTGGATTAAGTTTTGTACTATTACAGTTGTTTATTATATTTTGTGCGTCCATCTTTTCTAGTTATACTAATAATTTAAAGTACTTAAATGCTTCCTTTTATTAGATCTTTACATTTTAGTGATTGTTCATAGATTTGTGCTCCATAAATCGTGACTTGATAGTATTTCAATCTTACATCAGTTGAAATAGTTTGTCCATTTTCTAATCTATCTGGAAGTTTTTGAAATGTAAATAAATTATTAATTACTTCTCCTTTTATGATTTTTAACTCTTTGATCCAGCCTTCTAAATGAGCTTTTTTAAAGAAATTTTCGATTGTATTTTTATGCATTTTAGCTTCCCATATTCTTCTTGCTTGAGATATCGAAAATGCTAACTCAGAATTTAAATAAAACGTTTCAAGTATTTTAAATTGATTATCTGTTATTTGAGACTTAATCAACACTTTCCCGTCTAAAGTTACCTGATGATTGTGCATGGCTTTGTGCATGGCTTTGTGCATGTCGTTGTGCATAACCATGTTGTTGTTGGTTGTTTTTTTTACCATTTTTATTAATTAAAAAAAAAGTGATTTAAGTTTCACCCTTTTTTGTTTTGGATTTCCAACTAATAAAATCTTCAACGCCAACCTTAAGATGATAGATCTTAAACTATCCAGTTTTTGTTTGACTTACAGTTGAAAAAATATAGCAACAACAACAACTGTGTTTTACTCAGTTCTGTTTTATTTACTATATTAGAAGTTACTATTGAGGGTGGTCTTCAAGAATAGTCATCACTATTTCACCTCTGTATTATTAATTACAATAAGTACTTAAATCTTTGTACATACCTACCTTTATTAAGTTCGTTTACCTATAGTTCATATGGAATGTCCTTATGATGATATAGAAATGAAAGAAGAAAAAGAGTCTTACACTTGTCCTAAATGCGATTTAAGAGTTAATTATAGCGAAGCTTGGACTTGAACCAAGATTAATAGAGCATGAGTCTACCGTACTAACCAATTATACTACCCCGCTAATAAAAAAAATAAAAAAATAAATTTAATTTAATTAATCAAATTCAACTACAGTATCTTCACCGTCTTCGTAATAAACTACAACTTCATAAGTCTCTTTCTCAGATGCTTCGCCGTCTTCATCAAATCTTAATTTGATCTTAAAGCTAACAGTAGTTTCGTCGTTAGTGTATTCAACTGAATAATCTTCATATACTTTACTTACTTCAACTTCGTCGAAATCGTAAGATCCTAGTACATCTATTTCATTACCAGCTTCGTCTTCTTCATCATCTACTGCTTCCATAAAAGTTTCTACTGCGTCGCTTAAGACGTTTATAGGTACTTCTACTTCTACAAATTCTGGGATGGTGACGTTCTGATAAATAGTTTCAGTTTCTGTTATTGTAATAGTTTTCTCTGGTCCGCATACGGCACCGCCTATGGCTCCAATGAGCAAGAAAGCTATCATTAACGTTACACTTAATGTATTTTCCATTTTGTCCTCCTGTTTATTTAGATTATCTATATTATTAATTGATTTTAGAGTTTAAGTACTTATTCATAAATTATTGTTTCTCCCATTAGAAAAACACCAATTTACAAAATCCGATTAATATAGTTACACCAATTGTGCCAATTAAACCAACCTGCCATCCAGCTAATATCTTTAACCAAGTAACATCTGTACTTAATTTAGTTACACTATGGTTTAAAATCGCAATTAATGTATCTTGATTTTTAGTAAAGTCTCTAAATTCATGTGCTGTTATATAAGTCCTATCCATTTTTTTTTCCAAATAGCGATACAGCTAAATACATTAATTTAGCTTTCCATTTATATGTTCCGTATTTAATCATTAATTTATAAAAAATCAAGTCACATTCTTTTTTTGAATATCCACTATTTGCATAAAGATAATCGTGTATAACTGCTGCTTGAGAATATCTTCCAAATGGTGGTATAATAACCCACAACAATCTTGGAACACTTGCTAAGTCAGTTTTATATCCTTTTGGAACTGTTATTCTTTTCTTATTTATTATTTGAGTAAAAGATTCAATTAGCTTATATGTCTTGAACCCGCTTGGTGTTAATATTAGTTTATTCATTTTTTAATTTATTAACTTATATGTTCCACAACTATCTGGTCATTAGTAAAAACTGCATTAGCTGAACCAGATGTTGCTCTTGTAGCTGTTATTTTAATTTGAAATCCATTAGTTTTTTCATTTGCTGTTAAGGTATGTAAATATTCAATACAATTCTCTGTATTATTCTCTCCTGAATTAGTACCAGATGTTGCATCTGCATTTACTACAATTCTATCAAATACTGAAGAATAAGAACCTCCTATATCTTTTACTTCAATTTTTATAGTTACTGAACTAGTACGAGTATTTGCTATATTTGAAGCAGAGGCTTTCATTAATGCTAAAATCTTAATATTAATATATGTTGGTTCAATATCAAATGTAGTTGCCGTTAATTCATGTGATGCTGCTCCAGCACCACTTCCATCTAAGTCAGTTCCAGTATAAACTTCTAAAATTCTTTCGTAAAAATTATTAAATTCACTTACATAAATTGGATCATTGCCAATCTTAGGGAACTCTCCTTCTGCGCTTACCATAAACTACTTAATTAATATTCACTTATATACATTTAGAAATACAATATATATTTAATTATAATACCTCTATTGATGATTCTATCCTAAGTTCTATTGTTCCATCTGATACTATTGAGCCTATTAAAGATTCTCTCGACCATGTAGATCCAGGAAATGCTGTACCAGATTCATTAAATAGTCCAAACTCTTTTAATATTAATCCAGATGCTTGAACTGAATTTAAATCGCCAGTGAATAATACTTTCCTAGCTTCGCTAAAGTCTGGACTTCCAGTTTGAATAAATCTTTGTTGTTCTGATATAAGAGCCGCATTTGATACGTCTTCTGTTCCAGATCCTGCTCCTACGCCAAAATATTGAATATAATTAGTACTTATATCACTGCCTAAACCTAGTGCTATTCTATTTCTTCCATATGTAGTGAATGTCATTTTTTACCTCCATTTTATTTAACCATAATCAGTACTAAGCGTACCAAGTCCTCCAGGCGGCTCACTTCCTAAATTATTATATGAGCCAGTTAAACTGTAATTATTTCCACCACTTATTTGAATAGTAAATGGTCCAAACGCACTAGCAGAACCAGTAAAACTTCCAGCTAGTCTTCCTTGATCTGTTCCTGATGCTAAATGAAATGGATTAATTGGTGGAACAAATCCTGTTGAATATAAATGAAAACATGAGCCAGTTACAGCACTTGTATAAATATTCCAATTACTTCCAACTACTATAAACTCTTCTCTACTTTGAAGTAATCTAGTTACAACGTCTGTATCTGAAATATCTGGAGATTCAATATTAACAAGTCTTTTGTCTAAATCTTTTAATTTATCTGTTATGTCAAGTAGTTTTTTTGATAAGGTTAAATTTATTGTATCATTGTTTTGAATTGTATTTTTATTGAAATTATATTCTATTTGAACTATACTCATAACTAATTCATCCATATTAAAATCAGATAAGTCGTATACAACAGTATCAGCTGGACCAAATGTAAACCAACCTTTTAATTTGCAATTTAATCTATTAAGTGGATTTGCATCTATTAAAGTTCCTTTAAGTAATTCAAGAGCTGTATTTGGATCTTTGATACTTTTATCTCTTATTACTTTAACTTTTGGTCCGTAAAAATTAATTGAATCATCATCTTGGCCACGTTTTACTATAGGTAATTCTCTTTGATAATTTACTATAACACTTCCACCACTTGCAGGAATTGAGTCATATCCAATCTCTGTTCCAGATAAGAAAACAACTTGTCTATCAAAGAAATCAACTGCATAATTTGGACCACTTGTTGTTGTTAAAGTAATATCTTTAACTGAACCTTTTAGACTACTTCCTAAATATGAAACTTCAGTATTGTGTGGTCTAGATAAAAGTGTAATAACAGATCCACCAGCTGGACTTCCAGTTGGTATAGTTTCAGTAAAACCACTTAAATATCTATCTCCATATACGTGAACTATATTAGCCATTCCTTCACGACCTCGGTTTAAATCTGTTTCAAGTACATTATTTTGACTGTCTCCAAGTGTTACACCAGAGCTACTTGATTTTCTTTCAATCCAATGTAAATCTTTGTTTTCATCTATCCAAAATATTGAATTAGATAAAATAGCTAATTCATTAAAAGCATCAAACAAACTTTCGTGATTATATGACATTCTTGCTAAAGTGGTTCCAGTTACGACTACATTCGTTGTAGTAATGTCTGGTACATCATTTGAACTAAGTAATTGAGTTACTATGCTAGAAACTTCTGTATTAGTAAAAACTTGTGGTTGTGCTGTCATATCTTGAAGTCTTAAACTAAAATCTCTACCAGATATAGCAACTGTTTGAGTTGATTCATATCCTCTGAATTTAACCTTTTCAAGTACTCCACTAAATATCTTAGTTGAACCATCTGTTTCATCTGCGTATATATCAACAGTTTGTCCTACAGTAAAATCACTTGAATGTCTACCAGCTGGACTATCAAATACCGCAGTAAAAGAACTAGATGCATTTGAATCTTGCATAGAACGTTTGACATTTAGTGTTCTATAATCTTCAAATTCCACACTATTTACTGTTAATTTCGTGTGAATTGCCATTATAATGATAGTTTATTGTTTAATTCGTCCGATAAAGCACGACTTATCTCTTCTGGATTCATACCGTTTAGGTTTTCTATATTTACTATAATACCACTTGAACCACCTTTAGGTGTAACAAACTCTCCTTCATGTAGTTGATATAATCCAGTCTTATCTATTGGTCCTCCAGTAGCAAGTGATCCAAGAATTTTCTCTCCACCTGATGTAATAGCTGCACCAATATTTGAACTAAAAGTAGCAGCCTTTGAAGCTCCACTCATGATACTTCTTATTAAATTTAATGCTTTTTCTAAAACTGAAATAAAAGTTTCTTTGATCCAATCTACAAATGATTTCATCTTATCCCAAATAAAACTTATTCCATGTTCCCAGAGCCAATTAAATGCTAATGATAATAATTTAACTGCTATAGTTAAAATAGCTATTTGTGGTGCAAAAATCTTTTTAAGAAATTCAGCTACAGATGCTGCTCCTGTTTTTATTGTATCCCAATTTTTATATAACAATACACCTACTGCAACTAAAGCTGCTATTGCTGCACCTATTAATAAAATAACACCCCAAACTGGTAATCCTGCTATACTAACTGCTGTCATTCCTGCTGCCATTAATCCAAGTCCAGCAGCAAATGCAGGTAATAATGCAACTAATATTAAAAGAGGTCCTCCAATTAATGCTAATGCTGTTCCTATTCCTAATACAATTGCAGTCCATTTTGCTATAGTGGGATGTTCTTCAAACCATCCGACTAATATAGATAATTGTTCTGCTACATATTTAGCAGTTGGTAAAAAGATTTCACCCATAATTCGAGCTAATTTAATAAAACTATCTTGAATATTACTTACTTTACCTAAAAAGGTTCCACTTTGCTTATCCATAAGATCGTAAAATTTACCACCTTCACCTGTCATTGTTTGAAAAGCTTTTTCTACATCTGCAAATCCTATATCACCAGCCGATACCATTTCTGCAATCTTACTTTCTGCTACACCTAAATTTTTAGACAACTCAGAAACTAAAGGAACACCAGCAACTGCAAAATCTCTTAACTCTCTTCCGGTTAATTTACCTTGTATTCTTACTTGACCAAAATTCAGAGCCAATCTATTAAGTGGAACATTTAATCCAGCCGACAAATCTCCTAATGACTTAAGAGTAGGAAGTAAATCATCTACTTCTATACCCATTGCTAATAATTGTTTTGCGTTTTGCTCTACTCCAGTTATTGTAAAAGGAGTCTTACTTGCAAAGTCTGCTAATTCTTTTAATAATTTTTGTGCCTCTTCTCCACTTCCTAACATTGTAGTAAAAGCAATTGTGGTCTGCTCAAATTCACCAGACAATTTAATAAGTCCTCCAACAGCTGCTGCTCCAGCTATACCAATTGCTGTTATTCCTGCACCTGCAGCTAACATTCCTTTATTTACATTCGCGAATACACTACTAAACTGATCTACAGCTTTGATGACTATCGCTACAGTTGCTCCTCCTGCAGCTCCGCTTAAAATATTTCCTACCATTATTTCTTTTTTCTCATTGCTTTTTTATTTTCTCGTTCTATTTTTTTCATGTATTTTATTATACCAAAATAGTCTTTTATACTTATTCCTCTAAAATAATCTAGCGTCCAATGAAAATGATCACATATGGCTAGTTCAGACATTAGTCTTTTATCTGAGTAGCCGTTTGAAAATCCTCAGTCTCTAAGCCATTGACTTCATTAATACTTTTCATTAACTCTATTCCTTCTTTCATACTTAAATCATTATAGTCTTCTTCTGACATGCCTGTAGCAGAAACAACCATAGACTTAGCAACTTCTGCTTTACTTAGATCTGTAAGCACAGCTATGTCTTTGTATTTCAATTCTTTCACTGTGAATTTCTTTTCTCCAATTTCAATTTGTTTTTCCATTTTACCTCCTGGGTTTAGTTATATTCTTAAAAAATAAAGAATAAAAAAATAAAATTTGTGTTTACCACGGATTGAATAAACTTGCACTTGCTGTGCTAGTATACTCTATAGCTGTTACATTTTGTGGCTTAATTTCAATAGTACTTTCAACTGCTCCTTCTGTTGTACTTGGATTATCGAAACTCATTATTTTACATCCGCTTAATGCGAATATAGCGTGTTGAGATCCAGTTGAATCTTGATTAAAATCTAATGTTCCATTAAATGTTCCATTTGATTTATAATACTCGTTGTATAAAAAGTCAGCATCTGTTCCGTCTA